ATATACCTTTGCGTTATCAGCTTTTTGTAAATACTGTCGTTGTGAGGATAGATCCATTATCTTCTGCCTCTGTTACGCAAGTTGAGTCTAATGTTGCCTACCTGAAAATCTTGCGTTGTACCGCCTGTTACTGTCATTTGCACTTGTCTTGCAGTAAATCTAGCGTCTGTATAGCCATCATTTTCAAATGTAAAACTACCAAAATCTGTTTCTGATCCAAGTGGCGTAAACCTTCCTTTAAAACTTATTGTTACACCAGGCAAAGTATTGGCCTCTTCGTCTGGTATAATTTGATTGCATTGAACATAGTTATCGCCGTTTCCTAGTTCTATTGGACCAGTTGTGCAAAATGGAACACTTGTTCCTAAGTTTGGCGATGCGTTTAGTGTAGTAGATTCGTGTTGATAGATAAAACCGCTTGAATCTCCAGCAATAGGAAAGTCAAATACACCTTGGTCTATCCAACATCCTCTATCTAAAGTTCCTATGGCCCATGTATTTTCTCTGTAGTTCCAAATGACATACTTGTTTGGTAAATATTGACTGCTACCAACTGGAAAACCCCACCATAACTCGTTAAAGTTTGAATTGTGTCCACCCCAGCAGGCTGCTCTGCCTAGTACATTTAGATTGTCATACACAAAATCATGCACATCACATTGTATTTCTCTTACTGCACCATCATAAATAAAAAATGAGTTTTCACCCATCCAAGATAAAAAATTACCTGTAGCAACAACTGATCTTCTACTAACTGCTTTACAGTTTGAGCCTGCCGTTGATATACCATAAACAAATGGTGATCCTGTATAATACATTCTATTGATGCCAGTATCACTAAATATTATTACATCATTTTGATACTTCACACCAAGTAAGGCTCTGCCTCCTGTAGGTATTTGAAGATCGCCAGCTGTATTAGTAGGACTTGATGTCCAAGTATTACGATCTTCTCTGTCGGACCATGATATTTTTCTTGGATCTCCACCTGATCCTATAGCCACTAAATGCCTTTCGTTAGTGACTACAATTGCTTGACAGCCAGTAGGTGCGTTTGTAACAACTGTTCCTATGGTATCTGCTGTACCTCCTGAAACTGGCCTCCATTTGTAAATTTTGCCATCACCAGAGAAACAAAATATTAAATCTTCACCCCAGTTGTCAAAAGAAAAGTGGCCAGATGCTAAAGGTAAACCTGATTGTGAACGAGCGTCACCATAATCTTCAACGCCCCAATGATATGCTCCATAACCAAGTGGATCATTTGCAGCATCATTTACAAAACCAGATGGTGTTATATTTATTACGGAGTTTTTATATAGAACATATACTTTTTGTCTTGTACCAATAGCTAAAATAGATTCGCCTGTATTATCTGCATAAGCATACATACCTATAGGTTCGCCGTCTAAGGCTGTTGCTATGAGTTTTGACCAACCGCCTATGGGTTTTAAAAAACCATTTTCAAAGCGTATTAGATCCCCGTCAACCCAACGACCTTTGTTAGCGTAATCAGTACCATTTTTGACTATGCCAGCGGGCGGTGTGACGGGCAACAGAGCCATGTTATGAACTTAATGTTTTAGTTTCAGTTGTAGGCGTTACTTTTTCAGCTATGACTGCATCTAAATTAGTTTTCATTTTAGTTACTTTATCGCTACCTAATGCAGTTTCTACCCAACCTTGCAAGTCACTATTAGTCAGAGTTGACCAGTTTTTAAAATTTGATAGATCAGATGTATCTAAAGACTGTGATCCATAAACTGTAGCAGTTTGCGGATTACCTTCAGAATCATTGTTACTATCATCAGTTGCAGTTAATGTCCAATGCACATTGTAAACTACATTGCTTTTACTATTATGTGTAGGGTATCTGTTGTGTGTTTTACAGTCCCATTCATAAGATATTGCCATATTTATTCTCCTTTATTAACCACAATATAAAACGCAAGATACAAGTTTTACACCAGAACTTGAATTTCCTATTGTTACTTTTCCTATTGTTTTACTTCTAATTATATCGTCTGATTGCACTTTAGCTGTGCCATCACCATTTGATTCTAATAAATCACCACCAGCACAAGCACCAGTTACTTTTACAGCAGCTATACCAACCGATCCAACTACAGGTTTGTTATCTGTTTCTGAATAACCATATAAAACACCATAAACTCTTGCATCTCCTACAGTATCGCTAATTTTAATTTTTGCATGGTCTTTTCTTGTTTCTCCTTTTTTTGTACCTGAATCATAAGTATCTAATTCATCTATTGTAGATACTACAGTACCTATTTCTGTATCTGTTGGAATACCTGATGAATCGTGAGTTCCAGAAAAACCATTATATGAAACAGTAGAGCCAGAAACAGAAATTGATCCCTCTAAGTTTGTAGCTTGATAAAATTCAACAATATTACCATCATCAGATAATCTATTTAGTGCTTGAACAAAACCACCATCTCTTGTTTGTTGTAATCCACCATTAGGAAATAATTCATAACCTACTGTGCCAAGATTGTTTTTTGCAGTTTTGCCAATCATAACTACACCAGCACTATCAATACGCATCCTCTCTGTATTGTTAGTAGCAAAAATTAATGGCAGATTTGCTCTTTGATAAATAAAAGCATCGCCACCACCACCTTGACCTACAAATAAAGATGTAGTTCCTAAAGTATTTCCATTACCTGCAAATTCTACTGCTGCTGTTCCACCTGAACCTGCAGCTACATTTAATAATTCTGCTCCTAATGTTGTACCAATTGAAACTTTGCCATCAGACCTAATACGCACCCTTTCTGTGTTTTGTGTGGCAAATGCTGTATCAGCAGTTTCATAATTCCAAAGATATGCTGTGCTATCTGAAGCAACACCGATAACAATACCATCTCCTACTGTAGCACCAGTATTGCCATTATTTATTGATATGTAAGAAGAATTAGCACCAGCAGTATGAACTTGTAATGTTCTAACAGGACTATCTATTCCAATACCTACCTTTCCATCACTAGCTATACGCATCCTCTCTGTACCGCCAGTAATAAACTGTATTCTATCTGATTCAGGTAAATTTATTCCTGTATTAGTATCGCCCTCACAATTAAATGTAGGTTGTCCTGAAGAACCTGCACCTGCTGATATTCTTCCATTTGTTTCTATTTTGTTACCACTTGTTCCTGATGCTGTGCCAACTAATAAATGCCCTGAACTATCAATACGCATTTGTTCTGTATCGTTGGTTTTGAAAACCATAGGTCCAGCATCAGCATTTACTAATTGTGCTTCATTACCATTAAAGTTTTTAATGATAAAACCATTTGTATTTCCATCTTCTTTTAATCTTATTTGTGCAGGGTCAGAAGTGTCTTGAACATCTAATGTGAAAGCAGGACTACATCCAATTCCAACACGATTAGCTGTAGAATCAACTGTTAAGGTAGATGTATCAACTGTTAAGTTGCCTGAAACAGTTAAGTTTTGTGGCATGGTGACATGTTGATTTTCATCTATAATTATTGATGGTGTTGTACCAACTGTTGATCCCAGACCAATTACTAAATCGTCTGCTGAATCATCTAATCCAATATAAAAATCTTGTGCATTACCATCAAAAACAAGTTTGGTATCTTCTGCGCCAGCATCACCAATAGTTAGGCTTGGGTTTGTGCCTTTTATTATTACCGCACCGCCAAAATCTACCTGGCCCATGTCAACGGCTGTACCAGAAAGACTAAAAATGCCGTCAACTGAATCTAAATTATTGTTGAGTTTTGTACCCCAAGTATCAGTTGATGCCCCTACCTCTGGTTTTGTAAGGTTTAAATTAGTTGTAAATGTATCTGCCATAAAATATCCTCTATGCTGCGTCAGTCCAGGTTGTTGTTGTTGCGGACTGATCTGTCCAAGTTGTTGTAGCTGGTGTTTGATCTGTATAAGAGGTAGTTGCTACAATCTCTTCCTCCCATTTTAGACCTCCTTCAGCAGAAAATCCACTTGTTTGTGCAAATGTTCCTGCTCCTCTATCTATTTGTCTGCCTACTGCAACAACAGATCCTACCGCTGCAATAGTAGATTGACCTGTAAAAGTAAATCTGCCTACTGCTGTCATGCTAGAAACTACAGGTCCAATACTTGCACCAAGATCAATTTGATGGCCTGTGGCTGTCATACCAGATGACGCTGCTATGACTGATGCACCTAGGTCTATTTGAACACCAGATGCAGTCATA